GGGCTCTTCTAGGTGACTTTTCAGCCACCTTGGCTCTATCTTTTCTATACCGGAGGCTTGGTCATGATAAATGATCAGATTAAACATCTGCCCACTAATCGTTGGCCAGGACGCCCGTATAGATGGGCCTTTTCACATCCCGTGAAAAGATTACCCATGGAGTCAGAAACCCGTCGCGGCATGCCGCACCGTGAGGTGCAATATGTCATACAAAAGTGATTCGGGGTCTGAGGTTTACGGTTCTGCTTCTCCAGGTTGGAGTAAGCCGCACCGATACTTCACGTTCGTCCGCGCTGGAGGTAATACCTCCAAAGAGGATTTAGCGAGAAAGCCCCCGCGGTATATCGAAAATCCCTTCACTTGGAGCGGCTCGTGGGAAACCACGCGCCAATCCGCAATAAGTGAATTTGGGACTATTCGACATACCGGCACCCAAAGTCTGACGGGTTATCCGGTGTTCGACTCTGTTAACTACCCAAGCTTCGATGACCTTGCGTCAAAGTTGCTTTCGAAGTGGAGAGAGTCGGAGTTCAACCTAGGAGTTTCAGTCGGCGAAGGGCGCGAGTCCGTCGAGCTAATTGTCAACCGTATGGTTGACTTAGCAAAGGCGGCTAAAGCCATTCGTCGCGGTAACCTAGGTACAGCGCTGAGGCATCTTGCCCACGTCCCGAAATCGCAACGACGATCTGCCCAGATTGGGTTGAGCGTCAATGCTTTTTCGTCGGCGTGGCTTGAGCTTCAATATGGGTGGTTACCACTCATAAAGGACATAGGGGCGGCTGCTGAGATGATTAAACTTCATCCCAAGACGAGCCGAGTTAAAGCACGATCCTCTAATCGAGGTGGTGCCAAACTTGACTCGCCAAGCCATATTGGAGACATTCGTGTCTTCAATAATGACAAACGTCTACAGAATATCGTAGTCGTTAGTAGCCCTCCCAGTTTCATGGAGCGACTCGGTTTAACCGATCCCGCTACCATTGCCTGGGAGCTCAAACCACTCAGCTTCGTGCTTGATTGGTTTGGGCCGATTGGTGACTATCTCGCTGCTCTTCATGCTGTAAACACTATGCCAGTGGTAAAGTGTATACAAACATTTAGTAGCAAACAGATAGCCAACATCGCTGTCAATCCCTCTCATAAGTTCTTCGGCTTGTATCCAGTCACTATGGCTGGTACAACGTCGGTGATCTTAGTAAGCGGGACGCGCTCGATCTACCCAAGTCTACCTACCGCTTGGTTGGCGACGGAACAGGTCCCTCGTAGAATTACGAATGACTATGAACCTAGCCTCAAGAGGATAGCAGACGCAAGTGCGCTGGTACAGCAGAATCTTAAGAGACTGCTGTGAACTCCTTCGGGAGTGTTTCGCCCTGCTATGACAATCCTGTCTTAGCAGTACCATTCATCTACCTGAGGTAATGAAAAATGGCGGCTATTGCTCCCATTGCAATCAATGACGGAAAAGGCACTCCTGTGTCTCACGTCTACAATCCTGTGCAAACAGGGGATGTAGCTACCTACAAACGAAACGGTGATACTGCTGTTCCGGTTGTTGCTTTCGAGAGCGTACAACTTTCGCTCAAAGAAGCAAATGGTAGTAGTGAATCCGTCAGTCGGGCGAAGTTAACTATTCGCCTTCCAGTCCTCGAAACTCCCTCTGGCGGCGCCAGCTCGGGGTACGTGGCACCTCCAAAAATTGCGTTTTACCTTCAGTTGAACATCGAAGCCCTTTTGCCTAACCGCAGTACTGCGGAGCAGCGTAAGGACATGCGTGTTCTTGCGATGAACCTGATGAATAATCCTCAGGCCATCGCACTGATCGAACAGCTGGAACGCCCTTATTAAGGACTTCCGCCTGTTGTAAAACGTAATCATGGAGAAGCTGAAATGTCATCTAAGATGTATTTCGATGCTAATTTCTCTTTCGAGAAAAGCATCCACGTGCTTGACGAGTTGTGCCTCAAACTCATTGGAGAGAACAATGACCTTCTCAATCCTCTACGCGATAGGACTTGGTCTACTTTGGTTGGCTTCAAACCAACTGGGTATACCAACACCGTGGTAGATGCGAGTGAATACTCGCGTCTGGCACAGTTCGGAGCGTTCTTTTCGAAGAACGCTTCGATTCCTCTCGGTATAGATGTTGAAGGCGTTGCTCTACAAAAGTTCCTTGAGTCAGAATCAAAGTGTGATGCCACAAACATGGCGTTTAGAAACCGCTCTTTGCCCTTTTCCAAAGGGGGCAGAGACGCTTCTCTGATATTCAGAGTTCAGCGAAAAATAGCCGGTATTCTAGGTCCTCTTCCGAGGATCACAGATCTTGATTTTGGCTTCGGGCCAGGGGCGAACGTGGGACTGAGTAGATTTACATCTGTGCGGCGGAAAACCTCTGTCGCTCCCACGTGTTCAGCGGGTGCTTGGAAATACCTTCCGGTTCTCCAAGAGTGCTTCCCTTTTTGGCAAGAACTGCATAACGCAGTTCCTTGCGATCACGGCAAGTACGCATCCGTTCCAAAAAATGCCACTACTAATCGTTCAATATTAGTAGAGCCGCTAATCAACTCCTTTCTACAACGAGGAGTTGGCGTGTATATCCGCGACCGACTGGCTCGCGCAGGTGTGAATCTGCGTGACCAAGGGGTCAATCAGGACCGCGCCCGAAAGGGTAGCCTAACTGGGGATATTGCAACGCTTGATTTAGCTGCGGCATCAGACACGATCTCTCGCGAGGTTGTGGCTGAGTTGCTCCCGATAGACTGGTGGCTCCTAATGGAGGACATTCGCTCAAAGTCTGCGCTTCTGCCTGATGGTCGCAAGATCATCCTGCAGAAATTCAGTTCTATGGGCAATGGCTTCACATTCGAATTGGAGTCACTGATCTTTTTCGCGATCTGTTCCTGTCTCAGCGATGAGAGAGTAACAGTGTACGGAGATGACATTACCTGTGCGTCGAAAGACGTCGGTGCTATCATCGCCGGCCTTGAACATTTCGGCTTCTCTGTTAACACAGAGAAATCGTTTTGGTCTGGGCCTTTTCGCGAAAGCTGTGGAAGCGACTTTTTTGAAGGGTGTATGGTGAGACCTGTGTATGTGAAGGGGCTTCTTTCGGTGAAAGAACTCTTCCGCCTGCACAACTTCTTTGTGAGAACTCACCAAGAAGATCTCGCCGCGATCTGTTTCAAACACATACCCGTCAGATTCCGTATATACGGACCTGACGGTTACGGTGATGGCCACCTTTTGGGTGAGCATCCTCGTACCCGTACCAGAACGATCTCACGATCGGGATGGGGCGGCTATGTGTTTAGGTCGTATAGCACAGAACCTGTTATACGGCGTGAGCCGTTAACTGGTGATTACGCTGCGTTTCTGTACCTTTCGACTTCGTCGAAAGTTATAGATCACAACGTAATCCGTACCGACATACCTGAACCCTCTCTAACGATGTATCACGAGAGGGGCGGGAGTCGATATCGTCTTCGTGCTATTTACACTTTGAATCTAACGTGAGTTAGACTCCGGGCGATA